TGAGTGTACTTCCTTCCGGAATAGTCGTTGCACCTTCCTGATAAATCAGGCTTGGCTCGGGATTGTCTACGTCTTTACGTTTAGAGTTTCCCTGAGTTCACATAGTTTATTTTGACGGATTACTCCGAAAGGACACTATTTCTATTCAATATCCGAAACGTCCTCAGCCTTACCGACTTGGTCGTAAGTAGTATATATTGCCATTTTTGATTTTCCTTATATTAGCAATTGAGATTTACGCTTCCCAACGTGACATAATCACTGAAGAAATATCATCTAAGTCAATACCTGAGTTACCTAGAGCAGCAGTTGCATCTTTTAGTCTTGATGCTTTTCTACTAGTAGATGTGGCAGGTGCCTTTTTTGATCTAAGGATCTTTGTTGAAGTTACATTCTTCTTTTTAGTGGTTGCTACCTTCTTACCTTGGTCATATAAACGAGCCTTATTGATAAGTTGGATCACCTTAGGATCGACATATCTATTTACCTCATTTTCAGGTAGACCAATGGAAATAGCATACCCACGGATATCATTATAAAGTTGGTTGCTCCAGTTTGGAACTTCCTCCTGTAAAACCTTTACACACTCAGAAGCTGCAGACTGCAATTGAGCTTGTTGTTGGTTTTGTAGGTCTTTATAATAGACATCAGCTTCTTCACTTAAGAACTTATATTCTTCTTCAACGGCCTTATACTCTTTACGAAGTTGAGCAAAATCTTCTGTAGACATTGTTTTGCTTGCGACCAACATGTCCACTTCTTGATAAGGCTTAAACTTTGCTTGAGCTTTCTCCAACATCTTTTGGAGAACGACACTAGACTTAGAAAGACTATCTTCAGCTTGTTTACGTTGCTGAGAAACTTCCTGAGACTTTCTTGTGAGAGCAGCTTCTTGACCATAGAGCCGTTTAAGATCTTTAACAGATGCCTTAACTGTTTCACCATCAACTTGAATTTCAACTTGAGCATCGTCACTAAGAACAGGGTTCTCGTCTTCAACATCATCGTCTTCATCCTCATCTTCAGTTTCAGTTTCTTCAGGGTCTGTCTCTTCATCTTCATCGACCTCGTCTTCTTCTGTCTCTTCCTGTGGATCGTTATTAGTCTCTTCTTCTTCGATCTCAGGTTCATCCTCGGTCTCAGGTTCTGATAGGTTTCCACCGTCTTCCCATCGTGCAAGAATGGCATCGTCAACATCAGACGGATCCAATGCTGTTGAATTATTTTCATTTATTGGGGGTTGTACGTCACTCATGATAATACTATTCCTCTTGACTGTTGTTGTCTGTTTCGTTCTTTGCTAGGATCTCGTCTCTAACCTGAACGTCTTGTCTCAGGGTATTAACGATGTCTACCAAAGCTCGATAATGGTCATAGGATTTGTCTCGAACAGTTGTCTCTTCAGGTTTTGAATTAACAAATGCTTGGAAACTTCCTTCCACCATTCTATTGATTGTCCTATTAAAAACTTCATTCTTAATAAGATCTTCAGCTTCGTTTCCAAAGCTAATTAGTGTCTCTTCCTTTGTCATATTTTCTCCTTGACAGTTGTTTAAACGTACATAGATCCTCTCTGAGGGGTGTTAAAATACTGATATATGATATTACCCTGTAGGAGAGGCTATTCCTCTTACATCTTCGGCTGTCTTAAGTACTTCTAATTCAGCTTCATCTATGTACTTCTTATGAGCAAATTGCTCCTCTTTTAGATCTTGATTATCTGAGGAGAGGGCATGTGAACTCTCTGCCTTCATCTTATCAAGCTCCAATTTCATTTGGTTCATTTGGCTATCCATTTGAACTTTCATCTCAGCTAACTGCTGTTGACGTTCCTGTAACTCAAGTTGTTTCTGAGCCATTTGAGTTTGCATCTCCTGCATTGGATCAGGTTGTGGTTCAGGTAATTGATCAGGTGGTGTGAGGAACTCTTCGACATTTAATATGCCTTGTTTCTGTAGAGCCTCTTTCATCATGTTGAAACGATTAGGTAATTGATACATCGGTTGTAAGCCGGGATCCTGTGAGAACATTTGGTGAAGCTGCATAAACTTCTGAGCATCCTTTTCCTGTTCACCATAGCCAAGCTTCAACTCAACCATTACATCTCTTTTTTCTTTCCAGTCTGTTGGGTCAATCTCGACAAAACTACCTGCTATATCGACAACCTTTTCATATTGTTCATTCTCTACAACAAGCCTATAGACCTCATGGAATAAAGGCTTGAGGAATTGATTTGCAAAATTCCTAGCTATTATCTTCTGCCTTTGTTGTGACATAGTTGCTAACTGCTCAACCATTGCTGCTGAGTTCTGTTTGCTTATCGCATCCTTATTCAAGCCTTGAGATAACCGGGATACACCTGTGGTGTCTTCTTTATCCTCATCTAACATCTGAAGTGTCTGAAAGATAAATGGGTTCAAAGGTGCCTGAGGCATTGGAAATATCGCATCAGGTCTTGATACGTTTACTAAACCACCAACTCTGTTATCTATGAGTTCTCTTGGGTTAGTCAAGCCACCCTTAACGACCATATACCTTGGATTGTTAGTGATAACTGCATGGTCTAAGATAGACCTAGTTAGTATGGTTCTAGCATTTTGAGTTGCTATAACTTTAGATGCAAAGTTAGATCCATAGAATGCATGTGGGATGGGTAGGGGTGTAAATACGATAAAAGGCTTTCTGTCTACCTCTTCAATCTCAAGTATTTTATTACCTGCCTTTAGTATCTTATGTAATGTCGCAATACCACTACCTTCAATGTCGATGTTAATATAACACTCATAAACCATAATATCACGGACTTGGTCTTGGTATCCCTTAGTGTCAAAACCTCTACTGGCTCCGATACTTTCAAACCTAGCTAATATCTCCGGGTCAGTCTCAATCTCTACGTCTTCATGGTCTGAGCCTATGTCTTTTAGTATATCCTCAGAGTAACCCATTTCCCTTAACTCAGTTAAAGTCTTGCGAGTTCTATGAGCTACAAAGTTTACATCATCGAGTGACTTAGCCTGAGGTTCAATTAAGAACTCTTCAGGAGCTAGTGACTGTATGACAACCTGTGATGCATCTCTTGTCTTTAAGATAGTACCTGAGATCAAACCTACTTCATTAGCTTCATTATCACCTAACTCAATGTCTTCCTGAGCTAAAAGCATGTCTAGTTCATCTTGGTTTAAATCAGTGAACTCCTCTTCAATAATCTCGTCTTTTTGATCCCAAAAGACTTTAGCAACACCAACTCTAGCTGTCAGTCCATCATGGATAGTTGAGTTCATTACAGAGAAAACATCATTCTGTCTAAACATCACATAGTCAGTATACTTACTGCAGACTTCTGCCTGTTCAACATCATCAGCATTTTGAGGAGCAAACTTAACTATGTTATTCCCGGCAGCAAAGGTCTCTAAGAGAGCTGCTTTTAATGCCTCGACACTGTCGTAAACATCCTGAGATACAAACTTAGAATTACCATCGTGGGCAGGTCGTGGAAGTGTGGCATTGTAATACTCAGTGACTTTCTTACGTTCTTTAGAAATTTCACTGTCATAATAGCCAACAGAAGTCTTAATGTTGTTTTCAATCATTACGACAATGTCACTGTCTTCTAGTTTTGAATAATCTTCAATTTTAGCCATGTTTATACCATTTCCATATAAAATTCATTCCCACTTTCGATAGGCTCCCAAGCTCCTTCATGTACATAATTTGCAAGGGCAAGAGACATAACACAGTCATCAAAACATCCATGCTCGGCCTCCATTGCACCACTTTCGGTGACTATGTAAGTAAGCATTTCTCTTATTGTAACTTTGTCATTAAGTTCCAACTCTTTCTCTCTCATAGAGGCTCTGAGTTGATCAATTATTAAGGGTTTAGTCTTAACAGTAGTCGTAAAACCTAGTTTAACAGTCTCACGGTCAGTTATCTTATCGTGTTGTACTTCAGTGTAGAAGTTGGGGTAGGCTAAGTCTTTACCTAACCGAGTACATGTTAAGATACCGTGAGAGTTGTTTTCGACACATATAAAAGCATCGTTGTAGTAGGTTCCTAAGTGAAATAGCACAGTCGCAAAGTAGTCAGGGTGTACATGACTTCTGAAGACGGCAACCTGTCTCTTTTTACTGTCTAAGACAATAGCAACAGAGTAGTCACCGTTTCGTATACCCATAGATACGTCTGCACCTATTACATATTGTTCACCACTGTCATGCTTTATAAAAGTAGTTAGTTCACCTCGACTATGGTTAACCCATTCATCTGCTTCTAATGCAAGTCTATCTTCAACGTCTTTTGTCTCAGGTAGTAGCTTTTGAAGTTGATCAGGGTTAAACACTGGACGACCAGTAGTAAGGAAAGCTTCATCCGGGAACGAAGGATACTCTTGTTTGAATAGTTCAATTCCGTTTTGTGCTATCTTACGTCTTCTAAACATAAGCTGTTCATTGTCTAACTTATGTTTTTTAGCTAGATCCTTTTCATCAGGTGTTCTCTTAAAGTTCTTAGGTACTTCTTCCCTATAATCAGGATCAGTGAACCATGGAATAAAGACTGGAACATAGCCGTTCTTGCCTTCCACAGCACCTTTCCATAAATTGTAGAATATACCTGAGATACCATTTGCTGTACTTTCAATAAAAATAGCCGTGTTAGGGGTATTAGGAACTGCTTGAGCAAGACCATTCCATATATCTTCAGCAGACGACTTAGGCCAAAAAGCAAGTTCCGAGGCATGACAATGAGTAATTGTTTCCCCTCTGCCAACGCTGTCTCCACCTGCTGTGGCGACCACGAATGAACTGTCAAGGATATCAAAACTTAACTCCCTTCTTGATGAGTATTTAGTATGAGGCTTGAGTATCTCCGGGCAGTTCTCATGATATCTTTTAGTCATATCAAATAATGCTCTAGTACTATCGGCATGGTGAGTAATAACCATACCCTTACGAGCTTTATTCTGAGACACTGAGAAGTAAAGGTAGCCACCAGTATAGGTCGATAGACCCTGTTGCCTAGCCTTTAGGATAATAATCCTAATCTTACCTTCTGTTTTTTGTTGTTTGTCTACTGCCTCCTGAAGTATTTCTTGGGCAGGGTTCAAAGTAAGTGGAGCAATATCACCGGACTTTGTTCGTATCTTTAGTGCAGATTTTGAGTAATAAGGAAACTCGTTAAGAAGTCGTTTTCTAATCTTCTTTAGTTGTGGATCCATTGTTTTCTTCAGTTACAAGAGATGCTAGGAAGTCTTCAGCCTTTGATAAAGATACTTCATTCTTGGATGCAGGTTTCTGCTTGGTAAAGTCTAATACCAATCTAGCTGCAGCCAGTCTCTCTCTTGTTTCTCCGACAACATTCATTACTTCTACTGCTGTCACTAATGCTTTCTTTGCATATTCGTCTTCTATGTTGAACTTATCAGCCATAATATTAACCAACCTCTCTGCTTCCTTTTTTGCTTCTGCTCTAATGGGTTCTATTTGCTCTTTACTATAGCCGTCAGGAACCCCTCGTGGACGACCAGTTCTTATTCTTTTCTTAGTAGACCAAGACTTTCGTAATGCTCTACCTTCTTCAGTTTCCATCAATGTTGAAAAGTAGTTATTCTTAGGAGCCTTCTGAGGAAATATAGTTTTTGATGGTGACTTGGCTCTAGGTTTTTTTAAATTAGGCACTCAATGCACCTTGACCTAAATCTAAGGCTCCCGGTTGCATCTGAGGTTGTTCTTCCTCTTTGTCATCGTCTAATGCTAATGCTGTCATAAGAACTGCTAGTATAGTAGCTATAGGGTTAGCATAGAACTTAACAAACTTAGATGACGGTTTGCTGTTTAAACTATTTTTTAAGAACTCTGCTGTTAGTGGAGCTTTTTCTTTAAACTTTTTAGGGTCTAAAAGATATACAGCAATACTATCTGCTAATACCTCTGATATGTTAAGTTCATAGTTATCTCTGTAAAACTTATTTTCTACTTGCCTTTTAGTAGCTTCTTTATAAATATCACTATCTTTACCATACTGATCATCAAGTAAAGTTAATTCAACATCTTCTCTTATTTCTTGCATCATTGTACCATCTCTAGGAATTATAGAATCTCCTTTTAAGACAGATGATAATTTAGCACCTTCTTTTCCAAAAGGTGTAAACCTAATATTCACGATTTCTTTAGCCATATCTTGACCATACTTAGAGTCAGGTACTTTGGCATGAATACGATTAAATATAACAGCTAATTCAGATTCAACTGAACCACGGTAAGTAGTTTTAGCAACAGTATCTCTACCATATCCCATTTCTGTAATAGGTTGATTTGCTGATCCATCACCCATCGCCAAACCATGAGATATTTCATGGAAAGCAGTAAATATAGCTCTAATTTCATCCTGAGGTGATTGTGCTTGTTTTATAACAATACGAAGTGGGGTT